CAGCTATGGAGAATCCGCTGCGGAATGCAGACAACCGGATTCCCTTTTCTTTTTACCAGCTGCTGGTGAACCAGAAGGCTTCCTACATGTTTACGGCACCGCCTCTCTTTGATGTAAAGGACGAAGGGGCCAATGAACAGATCGTCATGGATCTGGGAGATGCCTACAAGAAAAAATGCATGGAACTGTGCGTCAACGCCTGCAATGCCGGGATAGGCTGGGTCCATTACTGGAAAGGGCCTGACAGCGAATTCCATTGGGGAGTGGTCCCCTCGGAAGAGGTGATCCCGGTGTGGTCCTCCGACCTGGACCATAGTCTGGTTGCCTGTCTGCGAGCGTACCAGGATATTGACGAAGATGGTCACATGTGGGATCTATACGAAATCTGGGATGATCAGCAGTGCCAGACTTATCGAAAACGAAATGATGAAGGACTGGATTGCCTTGTGCCCTGGGCACGGTTTGCTACCGGGACTTTCCTGATCGACCTGCCGGATGGTGATGCCAATGTGTTTAATCACGATTTCGGACGGGTACCATTTATTCCCTTCCAGAACAACAGCCATGCCACCAGCGATCTGGCCCAGGTCAAAAAGCTGATTGACTGTTATGACCGGGTGTTCTCCGGGTTCCTCAATGACCTGGAAGACATCCAGGAAGTAATTTTTGTCCTGACCAATTACGGCGGGGAAGATCTGGGGAAATTCCTGAAAGATCTGAAGTACTACAAAGCCATCAGCCTGGAAGATGGTGGTACTGGTTCCGGCGGCAACGTATCCACTCTGACCATCAATATCCCGGTAGAAGCCCGGGACAAGATGCTGGAAATCACTCGGAAGGCTATCTTCAGCATGGGACAGGGTGTGGATCCGGAGCAGCAGGGCATGGACAAGACTTCCGGCGAGGCTATGAAGTTCCTGTATGCTCTCCTGGAGCTGAAAGCCGGTATGACGGAAACGGAATTCTCTTTGAGCTTCAACGAGCTGATCCGAGCTATCCTCCGGTTCCATGGAAAAGAGAATCTGTCCCGGACCCGGGGCGGAATCATCCAGACCTGGACCCGGACGGCCATTCGGAACGATGCAGAACTGGTGGATATGTGTGCAAAATCGGAAGGCATCGTGAGTCGGAAAACGCTTTTGAAAAACCATCCTTTTGTGGAAGATGTTTCCGATGAAGAAAAAGAGCTGGAAGCTGAAGAGAAAGCCCAAAACGACAAACTGGATCCTTATGGTGATCTGAAGGACGAAGGAGGTGATGGAAATGCTTAAACTGCTGCTGGCTTACATTGAGCAATTTGGAGCGGATTTCCCGATTTCCAAAGTCAAAGACCGGAATGAGTATGAAATCTGCCGGATGAT